TTGGTGGTACGTTTTTGTCACGTCTCCACTCTTGATGTTTTTCTAATATATCAATAACTCTTTCTAATTTCATTTTAATTATTTTAATTTACAAACCCCTCGATTTCGATGGGTTTAAAACCTTGGATTAATAAATAGTTATACACCATTTGTAATAACATAATCTTGTAAATAACGCAATTCTGTTTCCTGTTCATTTGTAACATACGCCTGAAAAAATCTGCCATTGTCAGTTATTGCCAACATAATTCTATCTGTATGCACTTCGTGTTCTTTAGCAATTTGCTGATAAAAACGGTGCATAACATCGGCTATATTTAATTTTATATTAAATTCGTTAACCAACATTTCTCCCTGTTCCCAACGGTGTCTATCAAACCATCTTGGTTTCTCTGCTACTATATTGTTTTGTTCATCAACAATACAGTCTTTAAATTCGTTTAAACTTACTTTTTCCATATTATATAATTTAATAAAAAACTAAACTTAGCTTCTTCCGTTATACCACATTTATCCAATCGTCAGCATCTTCCATTAACTCAATCTGTCCGTTTCCTTGTTCTATTATTTTATTTAAAACACCTAACCCGTAAGATGTCGCTGTTCCATATCCTTTTTTGTGACACTTATAGCAACTTCCACTAAATCCAATAAAATAATAAAAGTTTTCGTCTTGTTCTACTTTACTAATTCCAGAATTTAATCTACATCTGTCACCATATAAATAACCACCAGCCCAAGTTGCAAAAACTTTATAGTAATTATTTGGTAGTTTTAATATTACCCATTTTTCGGGTGTTTCGCTTATATTTCTTTCCATAATTTTACTTTAAAATCCTATCATAAGCATCATAACTATACTCATACCTCTTTCCATTCTTTGTACCACTCACTATAATGTTAAGCGGATACTCCTTCTTGCATTCTTCTATCCTATCTTTACCTTTAGTATTATAGTAATAGTACAACCAAGCCTGCCAATAATAGTTACATTCAATAGGTGCAAAGATTAAAGCAATCTGCCACTTATAAAATACAAATGACCATACAGGATTCCACTCAAACCTATAGTCAGTATCTGACCATTTAGTCTTATAACCTAAGCCTACAAAGTCAAACCCTACTTTTTTACGAGAATAAAAGTAAGGTACTCCAATAGTCATCCTACCTATATATAGTTTAGGTAGGAATGGCTTAAATGGACTGTTATAGACTTTTAGAAAAGTAAATTTATTCATATTGTAGTGTTTAAAAAACAAGGGGGCTTTGGGTGTTTCAGGGTTTCTGGTTAGGTGCAATGAGTAACGTTCACTTACTATAACCGGTTTTTCAGTGATTAATACACTCTACTTCCTAACTACAGCGTACTCACCCCCTTGTTGTATCATTTAATCTTCATAATCTGGTTCATAACCATCTAATAAATCTACTAGTTGGTCATCAAATGCTTCGTCTATCATTTGTTCTGTTATCCAACTTGGTATTTTATCTTGGTTATAAATTCTAGTTATTTCAGCAGTTTCTTCTGGAGGATAACCGGGGTCGCCATTTCTTGTATAATAACAACCTGGGTCATAATGATAGTCAAAATCAATTTCTACTTCAAACTCTTCCTCTGTTTCTTCGTTGTAAAAATATAATGTACCTGTCATAACTTGTTTAATTTAGCAATTGGAAAACCTTTTACAATTTTGTTTGTTTCTCTAACAATATCATGTTCAAGTAGCCATTCATACATACCTTCATTTTCACTATAATCTTTTACAGCTACTTCATCTGTATCTAATTCACCTATAAAACTAGTAGCTACTGCTACAGGTGTGTGGTCAAACTTATCTACAAGTAGTATAGCTTTACCACCATTTTGATAGTTTTGTACTGTAACTTCTACTTCAAATCCTTTATAGTTCATGTTATATCTTTTATTAATTTAACTTCGTGTGGTTGGTATTCTTCATCATTAAACTGTGATTCACATATCTTTGATGGTATATACTCACATTCATCAAATATCTTCTTTATAGTTAGGTTACACTTACCTGTTTTTTGTATTTCTATAGCAACTGCATTACCAAAGTTAACAAAAAAGTCTTTGTCATCATCAAAGTACCACCTTATAAAACTACTTTCTGTTACTCTATTCAAATATTTAGTTCTCATAATAAACTTTTAATGTGATTATCACCATACATAGGCAAAAACTTGCTTGTGTCTTTTGTATATAGACCGTTCTTATCATAGTATAACTCTCGTATCTTAATTATAACGTGGTCTGCATCATACAAAATATCCCCACCAAACTTTGTTTTTAGTGCTAGTGCAACATAATAACAGTTTGGCAGGGATGGCATAGTGCGTATATAATTAACTATGTCAGACGGTCTATCTTTCAAGGTCGTAAGTAGTTATCTCACCATTTAAGTACTGAGTAATCAATTCTGCTGATTGGTCAATCTTACGCTTACACTCTTTAATAGTTAGTTGCCAAGTGTTTGTGTATTTCTCAATCAGCCTTTCTTTAGCAAGTTGCTTAAGTTCTTTAATTGGTCTTAACTCATCACCCCATCTGCAAATAAGGTATTGGTTAGCTTCACTTGTTGTAAAGTGCAACCTATGACCTTGCTGTTCTACCCAATCTTTAGCATCTTGGTCTGACTTAAATATATAATCAGTACCTAAACTACTGTTAGAACCTTCTGGGTAATAGTAAGCCTTGTAATTAGTAATAGAACCTACTGCTAACGGGTCTGGTGACTTGTCATCATACCATATATGTATCTTATCAAAGTAATTTTCTTGCACAGCAAACTTAATTGCCTTGATAGCATCAAAAGGTATTGGTGTTTTGTTATAGCTTCTAAGTTCTAACTGCGCAGGACACAGAGTACTAAAGATGTTCTTAATGTTATTGTTTAGTAAAGGAAATGGTACTGGACTTTTACTATTCTTTAGAAAGTTAGTTTGGTTACTCAAACCTAACTCATTCATCATTTCCAACCATTCCTGTTTGTTATCAATGTCAAATATAACATTGTCAAACTCTACGTTATAATAGTTCTCAATCATTGTAAGCGGATTTTAAATAATTAATTTGTGTATCAATCATGTGGTCTTTACTGTCTGAACATAAAGTTTCTTCTATTTTATATTCAGAGTAACTAGCTAGTTCTACTGCTTTATTTCTTAAGTATACAATGTGGTCTTCTTTACTACTATCTATCTCTTTGACATATAAATATACAGAACCTATAGATAAATTCAAAAACCTAGCTACATCAACTTGCGGTAAAGTCAAATATCTATAAAATAAATAAGTGGTTAGTTTACTTACTAACCTTTTCTTACTACCCATGGTCTTAAATCTATATCCTGTCATACTTGTATAAGCTGTAATGATGTCATACAACTCATCTCTATAGTATTCTTCTAATGCCTTAGCAATCCTGTTTGTCATAGATTTTTATTATCTTTAATGTTTAAATAGTCTATCATGGTTAAAAAGGTTGAACAGTTTACCAAAACTTTAATTCTATTCTTATCAGCTATTACTCCTGCGTTTTTAGTACTTTGTATTATAACCATAGGTATATTTAATGGCTATTTAGAAACTGTACATTACACTAAAGTAATAGGTAGTTTATCGTGGATTCCTGGTACTATGTTTGCAGGACTACGATTTGCATCTGGACTTGGTGGTGTAAAGATGTTTATGGCAGCAGATAGAGTTAGAGGTGGATTCTTTGTACTAATCAGTATACTACTAACTGTATGGGTATCTACACACGCTAAACAAATGGCATCATCTATCGCACTAACAGAACTGCAATACAATAATGCCTTATGGTTTGTAAGGACATCACTGTGGACAGGACTGTTAGGCGAATTAATGATGGCTGCCTACATGACAGCAAAGAAGAAGCGCAGGGTTAGAAGTAAGTCGATTGGCAAATAATAGTAATCAACTCTATCTTCTCATAGATGTATATATCACCATCTTGCTTAAACACGATATACTTATTTGGGTGTTTCCAATCTAAGTATGTAGCAATTATAACATAGTCATCATCAAGTTCATCTATTATCGTATAGCCATTTAAACCATGTCTATAGTCATCGCTATTAGGGTAGATACTATGTTTAAACTTGCGTAACTGCCAGTCGCTGATATTAAATGTATCAACAAACTCTTTAACGTTCGATACTACTTTCATTACACAGTATTTGATATAAATGTTTAGGTACAAAATAAGCACTACTGCCTACTTTATCTAGCATTGCTTCGTCATTTATTAATACACACTCATCAAACCATTCTTGCTCCATTAACTCTTGACTTTCTGGCCATTCTACTATAATATACTCATCCATTGTTAACAATATTATCAGCCATTAAATCTTTAATATCTGTGTATGCAAGTTCAAACTCATGCCATTGGCTTTGTCCACTTTCTATCTCATCGTATGCTAATTGTACAAATCCTTCTATCTCTTCTTTTAAGTCTGGTCTATCAGCTATACACTGCTTTACAAACTCATTAAAATATTCTTCGTTCATAATAAGTGTTTTTTGTGGTAATCTAATATTTCGTCTTCTAACTTTACAGGTAAATCAAGTTCTCTATCATCATCTATAACTACACTTGTGTTAAAGTATGAATTTAAAGCATCTTGAAATGTACTTCTATAGTCTGGATGCCTAGTTAATACACCATATACATGACCAATCTTACCTTGTTCATCTTTAGTCTTAATCATCAGCCTTTCAATCATACTTTCATTGTACATCTGACTAAACTGACTTTTTAAGAACATATCTATAGATGACTCAAACTCATTAGGCAACCTAATTATTACACAATGATACTCTCCTATCTTATGTACATAATCATCTACATAATAATCTTGGCTTCTAAGATATTTAAGATAGTTAGCTAAGTTTTGTCTAGACTTATGAGCATCAACATACTTACCATCTTTACTATTATACATACCATTTAGGTCATAGACCATAAACAAACAGTTCTTGAATTGAGAACCTTTTGCATAATCATAAGACGTATCACCAATAGCAACACCTACTAAAGAAGTTCTAACCTTTTTATACGATAACTTAAATGTGTTTGTAAAACTATTAAGTATTGGTATAAGGTATTTAGAAGTCTTATTCTGGTAAAACTCACCTAACTTAAAATCTATCATGCAGCTTCAAACAGTTTATGGGATTTAAGAATCATTTCTGGCGCACTAAACATATCAGTCTTTCTTGTTACAGATGCAGTTAATGCTTGATAAATATCATACTTTGTATAACGCTTTGCTTGGTTATAGTAGATATTCTCAATGTTCTTAACATCATCTGGTCTTTGTATCAATCGTAACATATTTACAAAGTTATTTACAAGACCTGCATTATCTTTAGATACAATTCTTCTACTTAACACACCTAATAACCTATTAAGTTCTTCATTTTCATAAGTAACTTCTGTCATTTCTCTTAACGCAGTTGTATAAAAGTCACGCTCTTGTACAATAGTATCAAGGTAAGTAGGTAGTACGTCATAAATATGTGTAAAATCAGCATCATTAAATGCACGTTTAGTAATACTTCCATTACCAAATATACACATATTTAGACATGCACTACGCTTATACCCTGTATAAACTTTAGCAATAGGTGTTTGTAAGTCTAAAGCATAAATCATACCTATAACCTTCTGGTATCTATCATTACCATTTAAGTCAAACTGATAGTCTGGCTTTAGTACAGCTTCAATATTAATACGCTCATAACTGTCATACTGCTGCTGTACATTCTCAATACCATACTCATCTACTGACACATCAATAGCTTGACTGTTAGGTGCTTTAGCTTTAATAATGTAGTCATCTGTATGCGGTGCTAGAATATCAATAAAAGGTTTTACAATTTCCTTTGCAGGTTGAAATACAGCTTGACCACGCTTTAAACTGTGACTATTCTGCAATTGGTCCATGGTTATTTCTAAATACTCCATTAGTTTAATATTTGATTAATTAATTCAATGTTATTCCAATACTCTTGTGTAATGGTTTTAGCATCATTAGGTTCATATACAACAGGTATCTTTACCTTATTAAGTAATTCAGAATTACCGTTCTTGTTTTCTAACCTTAATGCGTCTGCTAGTTTACACAATACATCATATACACTTTGATTGTCTTTTGATACATCAATAGCAATCATAAGTTTGTGCATTTGTCTATCTATGTCCATAACTTTAGCGGTTTAATACTAAATTCTTCTTCTTGTTTATCAATTAATGCAAAAGCATCTGTAAAACCATATACATCATACTCGTTCTTATGTTCAGCATGTGGTGTATAAGTAGTAGAATAAATTACTTTAGCACCTGCTTTACCTACATACAAGTCATCTTCACTCATACTGTATACTTCTACAGGCTTAGTTGCTTCATCATGTACTACTACAAATAGAAAAGGGTTAATGACTTTATCTGGATATTCTAACTTAAGCAACTCTGTATAAAACGCTGCTTGTATGTCATACCTAAACTTCTTTGCAGCATACTCAAAGTTCATACTTGTATACTTTACATCAATAGGTGTAATTCTATCATCTATACTTACAAAGTCTAATAAACCTTTACACTTGTAGTCTATATCTAAATGTTGTATAGTTTGATAAACAGGAAACTGTGCTTGTAGATTAGGTAAGTTTAAGTCACTTAGTTGCTGAGTAACCTTAAGTGCTAGTAAGTTAGCTTTAGTGTAATCTTCGTGATTAACTATCCGCTTACCTTTACTTAGTATCTTTTGGTTAATGTATGCAATACTATCTGCTGTAACCTTTTCTACTTTCTTCTCCATACCCCAACTCCTATTACCTACATACTCTAACTGCTCAATTGCTCTAGCATATTCATCGTATTTAGGGTTAGGACTAAATGTAAACGCTAAGTCTACAATCTCCTGCATTTTAGCACTTGGCATTTCATCGTTACTTAGTACATAGTATTCATCAAAAAAGTCATCACCAGATACAATAGTATCTATCATACTACCCATACTAATACCAGCACCTGCTTCTTTCTTACCAAATAACAACTCTTTTAAATACGATTGGCTTATTGCTTCGTATTCAAAATAATCTTTAACTCGTTGTAACATTTTACATTGTTGTTGATTAAAAATTCTAATCCATCTTTACTCTTATAGTAGTGTTTAAATACTACTGTAGTTATACCAGACTGAACTATACATGCTGCACAATGCAAACAACAACTGTGTGTACAATATAGTGTACAGCCAACCAAGTCTTGTTTAGCAAATAGTATAGCATTTAATTCAGCGTGTAAAACATAAGGATAGGTACTGCTATCTTCACAGTCGTTAGTAGTACCAATGGGCGTACCATTATAGCCTGTACTAACTATTCTGTTTTGGGGGTTTACGATAACAGCACCTACCTTAAGTCGATTGCATTTACTGCCTAATGAAACAGCATCTGCAATATTAAGGAAGTAGTTTGCTTTCTTCATCTCTTATATACGCATCCATTAACTCATCAAATACTTCTAATGTCATAGTAACATAAGTATCTATTGGCTTCTCAATCCTTGTTACCTTTTTGGTAACTTTAGTAAACAAGAAATTAAAGCCGGGGGGCATTTCTGTTAATGGTAATATGTTTATACTTAATGATGATTTAGCTCTACTTACCATTTTTTTACACTGTACCTGTATCTGTCTAATATATACAGGTAGTGTCGGCTTAAACCAAATATCAATCTTAAGTGCATCTAAAGCAGTACTAAACTGTCTAGATGTACCTATTTCTGCAACCTTAAAGTTTTTATTGGTAGCAGGTATAAGATTAAACTTATCTGCAAACCACTTTACTGTCCACCTTTCAAATGAATGTCCTTGCCTTCTTTGATTAGCCATTGTAATTTTTCTATGTATTGTGCAGCATCAAGTAATTCTTCTTGCAAATGATTTAACCAATACAATACATCACCATTATTATCTGCTAATGTAGTACCATATTCTTCAAATCCTGCATTACTTCGCTTTACAATTTTGTTAATAATGCTATTCGTTACTTTGTCCTTGGTAATCATAATATTGTTTTAGTATCTTTTCTGCATCTTCTTTATCAAACCCATATCTAGTTATAGCTTCAATCTTATCTTCTTCTACTTCAAAATCGTTATCAAGTTCTAAATATAACTCTTCTGGTCTATTCTCCAAAACATATTCCCAATAACTATAACTTTCTTCTTTTACTATCTCACCATTTTCAAAGTAAATAATACCTGCAACACCCCAACCTGGCTCACCATACTCTAACCTACAGTTGATTTGGTACTGCTCACTTAACTTCTGTACAAATTCTGTTGGTGGTGACCATGCTGTATCAAATGTAAATATACCATCATTATAATGAAACTCATGTACATCCCACTTTGTTCCGTATTCGTTACAGTTATGGTTATACCAATCAAAGTATTTATCGTCTTCAATTACATCCATAAGGTGCTGTATCTTATCATCTTTATAATAAGCAGCCCTATTTGTAGTTACTAAGGTTTCAAATAACCCTTTATCACCCATTTTATCTATTTTCTGTTCAATAGCATCACAGGTATCTTCTATTTCTAATATGTTACTGCACCAGTTCGGCATTTTATTTATTTTATAATGTTTACAAAATTTACCATGACGCTTGATATTCGTAATAAACATCAGCATCTTGCAAATTTAACGGTATAGGCGAACAATCATCTTTACCATTATTAAATTGTTCTACTATAAAACCATGTAGTGCATTAAACTTACGCCAATACGCTATTTCTTTAACAATGTAAGTAGGATTGTCCCACTGTGTTAATACTTTACCCTTATGTTCTACAGTAACAGTATGTCTATCTTCTTCTGGTGTAAATTCCCAGTTTTTTACATACTTACGCTTATACAGATACATATCTAGTCCCATAACTAAAGTTTTTAATGTCTGTTTGTAATAGCCAATCTAATGGCATGTCATAACGCTGTTTGTACAGTTCAGCAATCTGTTTAAAATACGGTGTAAATTTTATATTCTTATTATAAGCTAGTGCAGCAGGGTGTACAGAATGAAAGTCGCCTGTAATAGTTTCTGCTGCATGCTTACCTAATGTCCATATAATAGGGTTGTGAGTATACTTTAGATTAGTTAATAGAGTTTTGCTAAACTTCTTCCATCGTTGTACATGTGCAGTTGGATTAGAAGGTAAACAGGTGAGTGCTGTATTATATAACAACACCCCCTGCCTTACCCAACCAATGAGTGTACTATCCAAGTTACCTTCATATCTATCAATGCCATACTCTTTGTATAACTGCCAAGCCATAACCTTAAGACTAAATGGTAAATCATCATAACGTCTTGGTGTAGGCGTAGCAAAAGCTATACCACTACAATCTGTGATGTTAGGGTAAGGACTTAAACCTACAATAACAACTTTTACATTGTGTGGGTCTAACATTTCTAAACATCTGTAAACTTGGTCTGGATGTGGATTGCCCTCTAACTCTATATCTTCATGTAATGTATACTCTAACCATTGGTTAGGTATCATGTTAATATATGTTTAAATAAAGGATTGACTTTAAGAAACTTAGATAGTTCTATAGCCTCCATACTTCGTAGGCTTATGTTTATTCTATCTTGTACAGTATTCTTAAATTTACTTACTAGATGCGGTTGTTTAACTACGATGTCATCAACATCTTTACAGTCTGGAAACTCATTATCATCTATAAACATAGTTTCTGCATTAACACCTTTACTGTTTAGTATCTCTGACATTTTATTAGCACCTTCAATACCTGGTGCATCATTGTCATACAATACATAAACTATAGAATGTTTAAGCAAGAATGTTAAATCATCTGGTATCATACTTTCTGATTCTACACTATATATGTTTAGAGCAGGAAACAAGTTTTCTAATACCATTAAGTCTTTCAAAGACTTGGTTAGTATTGCAGCAGAACTCTTAATATGTTCATTACCGTAATTAATGTGGTTCTTATCCATTGTACTAAATGGAAACCTTTTCTTATCAAAAGGTTGGTATAGTTTAGTTTGTCCTGTCTTAGGTTCGTAATAAGCATAACATATAGATTTAGGTTGTATTACATAGTTATTATAATACCAATTATACACACTATATACATTGTGCTTTCTTAACTGTTTACTGTTTATACCTCTTTTAGACCAATACTCCGCATCTGCTTTTCTGTATGCAGGTTTCTTATCTGCTGTTACATACGGATTAAAGTGAAATGACTGTGTCTTACCAATTACTTTCTTATTACGTTTACTGTCTTGCTTAACTACTTTGCCTACTAGTTTAATATTGTTATTGAATATAAACTTATTGACTATCATAGTTGTAGCAGCAGTCTTAGTAATGTTGTTTATCTTGGCTACAGCGTGTATGCAGTTATAACTGTTGTACTCTGGATATGCAAAGTCTGTAAATAATAATACACCTTTGTACTCTCTAATATAACAGTCGGGTTTTCTATCTGCACGCATCGGGTTTCTAATCATTTCATTTACCTGTAACGTTGGACAATTAAGTATATCTCGCCATACTTCAAGTTGGTCTACATACTTAAATACGTCTTTTGGCTTAAATACTCTTGCAAAGTTCATAGGTATAAATTAAGGGTGTAGGCTATTACACCCACACCCTTTGTAATTAGAAATCAGAATAATCGTCACTTGTAGTTACAGTTGCCTTTTCTTCTTCTCTTACTGTCTTCTTCTGCAACTTATCGCTAATAGTTAAGTCATTCTTAATACTAAACAACGGATTACCACCATTTAGGTATGGGTTGTTAGGTACTTCTAAATACTTACCCTTGTATGTACAAATCAACTGACCTGGTACATTACTAAAGTTAGGATTAAGTGCCTTTAGCAAGTTGCTATAAAAGTCAACCATCTGCTTAAAGTTAATATTGCCTTGGTTCTGTTGTACATAAGCAACAAACTTAGACCTTACATCTTCTGATGCAGCATTAAAGTCAGCAGGGTGAAATGCAGAAACAAACTGGTTCAAGTACAAGTTTACCTTTCTGGCTGTTCTTGCAAATGCTTCTTCTTGTGTTTCTGGTCTTTCTTGTCCATTAACCTTAATACTATCGTATGGATATACATTACGTTCTGTAGGCTCAAATATCCTTGCCCTCAATGTACTACCATCTTTCTCAAAGTTAATGTCAACTGCTTGACCTGTAAAGTTTGGTGTATCAATGTTTACATGCGCTAAGCTAACTAGCTTTACATTGTCATTAATACCTGCATTAAATGCTGTTCCACCGCTGTTTTCTGTAGAGTAATCTACGCCAAAATTTAGACTCATTTTAATAATTTAATAGTTAATCAATTAATTCGTACTTAGGCTTTAACTTCTTAGTTTTAGGGTTTAGACCCATAGAATGAAGTATGCTACTAATCTGTGTAACAGGTATTCTTACACCGTAAACATCATAGATATGCTTGTTCATCTCTTGTAGTGTTAACCTTTGGTCATACATTTTTCTAAATGCGTCTTTTGTAATCTGTGTCATTAGTTGTAATATTTATGGATTTTATCTAATACAATTTGTAGGTCATTGTCCATCTCTGGTTCTAAACAACCCATTGGTGATTTAGCAGTAGCATAACCATCATTTTGTGTAATGAACTTATACTCTACTTTATTGGTAGATATGTTAAAGTCAGCTTTAGAAACTAACAAAAAAGTAAACAAGCCATCTAAATAAATAGCATTGTCAAGTAACTTACCTGCTGTCTTAATCTTCATTAAACCATCATCACCTTTTTCTGTATGAAAAGTAAATACAATATTTACATCCTTACATTTCTTAGCTCTATCAACTAAATGAAACATATCTGATGCAAGTTCTGTCCACTTTTCATAGCCTTTGTCTTTTGCTCTACGCATAACATCAAAACCCATTAAGTAACCTGCATCATCGATTACAATAGTTTTAAGGTCTTGTCTGTTAGTACAGATATAATCAATAACTGCACCAATAGTCTTAAAATCATCTGCATATACTAAATTACCACCTTCTTTAATACCTTCTTGGTAGTCTTTAGCATTACGAAACGGTAATGATTTATTACTTACATTAATAATGCAAGTTTCTTTAGGGTTTAAGTTTCGTAGACTGGTACTCTTACCTGTACCGCTACTGCCCATTACTGCGATTAAATTCGCCATAAGTGTCAATAAATTTAAGGTTATCTAATAATTGTTCTTTGGCTTCTTCTTCATCCATACCTTTCTTACAGTCTTCTATAAACCAAGCATAGTAATTAAGTATAGTTCTTCTATGCTCTGGGTACTTATCTAAATACTCTTTAAGTGTATCTACTAACATAGATTATTAATTTTCTTATACACCTTATCAAGATTAGCAGCATCATTAGCAGGTGGTAGTATTCTTATATCACTTACCTTACCATCGAAGTAAAGTGGTACTTTCTCTCCTACACTACCATAACGCTGTTTAATGATATTCATCACTCTAAAATACTTATCTAGTTTATTTGTGTTGTAACCTTCATAGGTATTTACACCATACCTAATTGGGTTATATAGACCAAACACATTCATATACGCTCTACCAGTAGTCTTACTGTCACCTAAACCTTGCAGCTTTGGTTCCATATAATTCTCCTTCTTATTGTCAACTGATTCTTGACTACTGTCTTGCTGTTGTATACAAAGGGCATTAAAGTTAAACATTTTAGTAACATAAAGTCGCATATATCTAACTAAATTATCTATAGCTGCTTTAAGATTAGTTTCACCTTTCTGCGGTATTAACTCACTAACGTGGTCTATAATAACACTTGTAAACTGATTAGGGTTATTAGGTTTAAAGTGAGTATATGGTGGATTAGTATCTATAAAATCTGTAGCAGTTAGTTCTACATCATTATTATAGAATGTACCTATACTTCTTGCATAATCTCTGATAGTTTTGTATATACCATAACTGTTGTATATATAGTCATAAAACGTAATGTAACTTTTATATTGCATAAACAACTGCTGAACATTAGACTTTTCTATAGTATCTAAATGTTCTTGTGGGTATGGTTCTACAAAACTTTGAAAGTCATTAATATTACTTCTAATATTTAATGTCTTGTGTACCAGATAACTAAATAAGCCAAAGTCAAACTCTTCTTCTGATTCTTCTAAACCAAAATAAATTAGTCTGTAGTCTAGGTTATGTTTAATAGCAAAGTCTATTGCATCATACACATACAGCTTCTTAGCTAGTGTAGTCTTACCTACACTTGAATTAGCTGTTATGCAATCTAGACTACCTTTAACAATACCAGGTACAATAGAACCAAGTCTAGGTAGGTTAAATGGTATACAATTAAGCTTACCTTCTAACTTATCTTGCCTTGCTTTTTTAATCTTATCTATCATATCATTCTACTTTTTCTTTCGTCATCTTCTGTGGTATATGCAATATATGCATACGTTGATAGAAACTTATCTAACTTAACAGGCATCTGTACATTTGAATAGTAATCAATAGTTTTATCTACTAATCTTTGTAAATCAAATGTACCTGTATGCTCACTAATACTTTTAGTAAGTTTGTAAAAGTTAGATTGAGTAGTCATGTCATTAGTCAACACAGCATACTGCACTTCATTATTAGTATGACCTCTAGTTTTCATACCATTCTTACCAAGTAGCGATAAATACTCTAGAAACTGAATGTCGTTGTTACTATTAACAAATAGAGGGTATTTTAACTTTAACCTGCCGTTCTCTATGTCATGTGTACACAAATTAATTCTGTACAATGGCTCATTCATTGGTGTTATTATCTGACTGTTTATGATAGTATCAAGTAAACCATAGTCTTGAAACTCTACCGCATACGCAAATAATAATGATTCAGCAACATCTAAGTTGTTTATCTTAATCTCCTCTATTAGTTGTTTGTTAAAATACATAGGTAACTTTTTTATACTGTTCTAATATCTTGTCAACATTCTCACCATCTTTAGTACCTACTGCTTTTATTATGTGTATTTCTGGTTCTTGACTACGCATAGACCTACCTATACGTTGTACTGTACTTAACTCTTTACCATCAATACCTGTAATAAGACAAGCATCTAACTGTTTAAGGTTCATACCTTCATTAAGTATGCTACAGTTATATAACCTGTCTATGTAACCATTATTAAAAGCATCTACTACTGATTGGTTGTCCTTCATTTTACTGTGGACTCGTGGATAATCTTTCTTATAATCTTCTGCTAACAAGTTACACTGTTCTATTGTACTACTAAAAACTATTACACGGTTATTAAAAGTGTTAAGGATTTGTATAGCCTTATTAGTCTTAAGGTTATTAGTCCATTGCTTACGCTGTGACGCTTTGTTTAACCATAAGTTTCTTGCTACACCACCAAACTTATAATCATTCTGTGCTTTTAGTTGAAAGTATTTCTGTTTCCAAAAGTCAATATCATTACATAGCAGTTCATAATATTGCTTTTCTGTACATTGTATTCTTAAGCCTACACCTTTACGACTTAAGTAGTTAAAGCGTTCTGCATAGTTAATAGTTAACACTTGCTTATCTGCTTTTCTTACTCTTTCATAAAGTTGTGTTACATTCTTATCATCTAGGTGATATTCATGTATAAATATTTTAGGCTCTGGCAACATCTCACTATCAATAGCATCTTGTAAACTAAACTTTATTAGTTTGTATTTACCTAACTGTGATAGTAAGAGTTTCTTTTCATAGGGTACTGTTGCTGACAGATAAATACCTATATCGTAGTCTATTTGCTTTAGCACCTGTAGTCTTTTGTCTGTAATTGCATGCGCCTCATCTAGTATAACTACGTCAAACTTAGTATCAGTATGTTTGTGTAACGAGTTGTATGTAGTAAAATAAAACTTACTACTGTCAATGTTCCACTTATTAATTTCGTCTAACCAGTTCTTTAGATGCGGTGTCTGTTTGTATACAAGCAAAGTTATCTTACCACTACTTGCATCAAGTGCTATTTTAGACTTACCTAACCCTGTACCAAATTCAATTAGTACTCTGTTATTGTCATTAATAGCCTTTACAGCGTCTAATTGTAATTCATCTCTCATAATAATAAAATATGTGCGCACTACTTTCGCACAATTTAAATAGCTAATAAACGAGTTATTAAATGCCATACCAGTAGTGTAAGGATGTATGTACCCTATTTAGACCAATAGTCATTTACCGCACAGTCAACAACCATTGGTACATTCTTTAGAATAACAGCAGCAGCTTCATTCATTAATTCACTCATCTTTACTGCCCATTCTGCTGCATATTCTTCAGTTACTTCTGTCTGTATTTCGTCATGTACAGTATGTATTAGACGTACAGGTAAGTCGTGCCTACGAATATAGTCATAAATGTAGATTAGTGCAAGTTTAGTCATATCAGCATTACCACCTTGTATAGGATGATTCTTAGATGCACGTTCTATTGCACCTTTTCTAGCATTATCTGCTGTTTGATAATCACTAAAATATCTTATCCTACCATAAGGCGGTGGTGATTTGATTTTACCTGTGTTCTTACCTTTATTACCTAATGCAGTTAGAAACTTCTCTACTCTTGGTACACTTCTAAAAAACTTATCAATAATATCTTTAGCTTCATCTTCACTTATCTCAATAGTATTGGCAAGTTTAATATGTGACATACCATAAGCAAGACCAAAGTTTAAAGTCTTCTGCACATCTCTATATTTAATATCTGGCTTAAATGGTGTTGGTGTTTTAACATCATTAATGTCAATGTTAAATGTCATAGCGCATAGTTCACTGTGTAAGTCTTTACCTTCTTTAAAAGCATTAACCCATACAGGGTCTTTACTAAACTCTGCTATAATACGCAACTCACAGCCACTATAATCACCACCAACAATCTTATACCCTTGTTCTGGTACAAAGCACTCACGCATCTTACCACCTAACTCTGTTCTTGCAGGTATTTGTTGTAAGTTAGGATTCTTACAACTAACTCTACCTGTATCTAATATCTGCCAAAAGTCTGTGTGTATTCTACCAGTCTCGTTATTAATGTAACTAAACATATTCTCACCAAAACTTGTCTTAAGTTTGTTGAGTTTGTTGTAGTCTAATAACTTATTAACAATAGGTATATGTTTATAGCCAGATAGTGTTTGTGCTGAAGTATTTTCTATACTTTTATCTGCTAACCTAAGTAACTCTAACTTTTGTATAGGACTTGACCAATTAACTGCACTACGTTTATGTGCTGCTGTAAATAAGTCTTGGTAAGTTTCACAATGTGCAACAAAGTCAGGCTCACTACATACAATAGTATCTAACTCATATAAAGTTTTATTTAGTTTGTCATTAATCTCATCAATAACTAACTGATATTTGTCTTTATCTAGTTTTATACCGTTGTATTCCATAGCAGCAAATGCAAATACTGCTCTATTCTCTAACCCTAACACGGTATATATGTCTTGACAGTCACCATTACTCATACCTTCTTTAACTAAACGTCTTATCTGTGCTTCTCTAATATCTTCTAAGTGCATTACATCTTCAGCAGCATAGTTAATTACTTGGTCGTTAATTCTATTTCTGTTTATTGTTGCTCTTACACTTTTATCTAAGTTTGCACCACAGTATGTTTTGGCTAACCTGTCAAGACCATAGAAACCTTTAAATGTTTCATTACCTGCATTAAGTAATCTTTCTGCAAGTAATGTATCATATACATAATCTAACTGCACACCATGTAACCATAGAAACTTAATGTCAAACTTTGCATTGTGTAGTATGCAAACTTTGTTTTTAAAGACAGGGTTTAACTCTGCCAGATTAACTTGACGAGCATCTACAACAAACTGGTTCTCTCTGTCACCTAGTTGTAGCAAGATAATCTTATTGGCAAAGTTAAATTCCCCGTCAGTTTCTGTGTCTAATTGTATGTACTTATGATTCTTAAAGTAATCAATTATTGTATGCGTATCTGTTGTGAAATGTATCATATAAACCCATTAAGTATGCTCGTTGTCTCCATGTATTAGATGTGTGATAACCTGCTTTTTGCATACAGTATGTAGGCTTATCTGCTCTTTTACATCCTGCATATCTTGGTTTGTTTAATACTTCTATCCACGCATCAACACCTTCTTCTAATGTATTAAATTTAGCAAACCTGCATGGTTTAGAACCACAGTCATCATACGCTAAATAGTAATCACCTTCACTCCACTTTATAGCACCTACATTATTAGCTTCTGCCATTAATGTAGATGGTTGTCCATCTTTCATACTTTCAAATACTAAATAGCTAAATACAAAGTTAGCACTAAAATCTGTTTTATTACTAACATACTGAATCATATCATAGTATTTGTTAAATACGTCATAATGATTTTGGTATTTAAAGTCTGGATAATCAGCTACTAAATCTGTATTAGCAATGAAGAACTTAAATGTGTCCACATATTCTATTTCTGTATTGTATGTAGGCTGTTCATCATATCTTGGCTGTAATACTAAACCTGCAATAATAACTACTGCTAATACTAACAAATAATCTTTCATAATCTATTTATTTTTTCTGTGATTAAATAAGGTAATTTTATGTTTTGTTGTATTACTCTATCTAATATCTTAGATAAGGTAATCATCATCAAATCTTCACGCATTTTAGCAGGGTCATCACCTTGTCTTGTAAATGCTTGTACAAATGATAGATAAACAGGATTTATCTTTTCATCAATTAATAGTCCTTTGTCTGTCAATGCTTGTATACTAGGTTTAAATATGTCAAGTTTAAGCATACCTTTTATGATGTGCTTATACTCTACACTTTCTGCATAGTATATACATAGCAATACAAACTTCTGTTCGTGTGTTAGTTTCATAATTTGCCTTCATCTCTTAAACTATAATAATCATTCTTACCTACAATAATACTGTCAAGTAATTCTATATCAAACAACATTAATGCCTTAGATAGTTTAGTAGTTATGGTTAAATCAGCCTGGCTTGGTCTTAAATTACCTGATGGGTGATTGTGTATCATAATTACCCCTTTACAATAAGTATCTAATGCAGTCTTACAAATACGTTTAACGTCAATTATACTGCCTGTATCTGACCCGATTGTATGTGGGTCTTCTATATACAACGGTATGTTGGCATTGTTTAGATAAATAACAATTACCTTTTCGTAAGGTAAATTATCATACAAATGCGCCACCATATCATACACGCCTTTACTTGTCGTTATCTGGCTGTATTCTATTGTTTCTTCCTGTACTATTAGTCCTACTCTTTTCATATTCTTTTATTATGTTATTTAAATGGTGATTAGAAACTTGTTTATAAGTAGTAGCATAAGAACAGTTAAGCTGCTTTGCTATGTACTTATAGTCTTTGCCTTCGTATCTTAACATTGCTATATACAAACGTTTAGCTAATATAGCCTGTCTATCGCATCTTTTACCCATAATGGCAGTATATGTGCTATATGGTGAGATACCAAGATAGTCTGCTATTAATACAACTATGTCATCTTTCATTTTATTTTTGTTTTAGAAACGTAGAGTGAAGGAGATTGTCCAATAATTTTATATATAGCACGAGCATCTGGATATTTTTTTATCCAATCTTCATTTTTAAACCAAGATTGATTTGCAGGGATTTCAAACCCCATATTACATTCTGGGTATTCTACATATAAAATTTCTTTTAGTTCAAAACGTAAATCATTGTATTTTCCTTTCATTTTAAGTTTATTTATAGATATATATAATGTGGTTGTTTTTGTGTGTTGAGTGAAATGGTGTTAAAATGGGTTAGGGGTTCTAATAACCAACTGCACATACACAAGCACCAAATATAAAAAAACTACCGTGTCTCATCTTATTGTTAAAAAAACAACCATGTCCTATCTTCATTTAATAAAAAAATATACTACAACACTATTACAGCATTGTAGCATATTTTTAAATGTGTGTGTTATAGATTTATAACACGTTTGTCTTCTATACCATCTATGCACCAGACTTTTACTACTCGGTTATTTTCGATAGTGTAGTAGGTGTAAGACCGTCTTTGGACAAACTTGAACCTTTTGTTTAGGTCTGCAACTAATTGCTTTAAGTCTTTCATAATCTACAGTTTAATGGTTATACAGATGCGGTAATGTCAACTTTAGGCATTAAGTATTCAGGTACTCTATGTCCATAAAATTTAGCACAATTATCACCACCAAGTTTAACTTCGGCATACTGGTATAGGTCTAACCCTTCGTACTGCATAATTTCACCAGTTTTAGGGTTAGCAACAGGGCTATTCTTCCATGGTGTTTTGTGTGTAGTACGATAGACAGTAGCACTTAGTTCAGCATCACCAAACAATGCTTCGTAAGTTATAAACTTACCTTTGCTTGTTTGTGTGTCAAACTTAGTTTTGTCATACGGTAGTATTGCTGTGAAGTTAAATTCTGTACTACCACCTTGCGTTATGCTTAGTAGTGGGTTACTACTGTTGGCATAGCCTTGTGGTAATTCAGACCTTGGTATGCTACCTTTCAACACAATAATCATCTGACTTGTGTTGTTTTCTGATTGCCATACCATAGGTGTTCCATCTTCGTTGTAGTACAAGCTTAATTTGCTCATAGTTTAAGTGTATTTAATTAATTAACAATGACCTTTTAACACATAGGAATTTCTCACTATGTAACTTGTAACATACTAAACCGTATTCTACCGATAAAGAATCACTATTACAAGAGGTTTCAACTTTTATTTAGACACGTTTAAGTCACTACTAACTAATATAATGTGTCTTAATTTACCAGCAGTTGACTGGCGGTAATTAAATTATATACTTAAATTAATAGTCATCATCAGATTGTTTTCGTGTTTTTTACAGTTGGTTATGTGTTTAGATATATAATTCCATACTGTAAGCGAAGCCAAGCTATTATATCTTTATCAGATACATAGTAAGCTTCTATATCAGTTATATCTTGTTTTAGTATATAGAACATACTTTGTAAGAAACCTAATTGGCTAACTAATTCACTAATATATTCTAAATCTTTAGTTAGCAGATTTCTGTTTTGTAACTCAACTATTAATTCTAGTTCTTGCAATTTTTGTAGTTTTTAATACATTAGCATGATACCCAACTATGGCAGACATATTTTGACTGTAAGAAATCAATGATTTTTTCAATAGTTGGTAATTCTTCTTGCCACATATCAGATTGTTGGTAATAATTTCTTACAGAATTATCACCGTCTTCTAATACTCTACCACTTGCAAGTTGAAAACCTATACTATCAAACCAGTTAAATGTGTTGTCTGACTTAGTACAGTCACCTCCATAATATTTAGGGTGTACTTCAACATTTAACAGTTCTTTGCAAATAATTTCATCTACATTACTAAGTGATACAGGTTTACTTGTAACCTTGTCAATTAACAGAAAATTTATTGCCATTTTTGTAGTTTTTAAAGTTATAAAAATCGTATTATTAGTATAAGTTTACGAATGCCACGCAATTTTATAAGGACTGTAATTCCTTTTATACCAATAATACTAGCTTTAAAAATCACCCATAAGTTTGATGGACTTATGTCAATTTTAGTTAGTAGAAAAATGACCTACAAAGACTAAGCTCAGCCTTGGCATACCTGACTAAAGTATGACTATTAGGGCTCATAGTATAGTCAATACTACTATAAGGCATCACCCTTTACGCCCACATTTAATCTTACCTATGACTTTCATACCTGCTCGTACATAACCACGGTGTGAGTGCGTGTAACGTTGTAAGACTTTATTATCTTCTACAAATACTTGTAATGATGCCCAACAACATCCGCAGCCTTCTTGCCAATAATATGTTTTTTGCCTTTTTGCATAGTTTTTGGCTTGTGATACGGTATTAAATACTATAAATTTGTCTTCCATCTTTACTTGTATTTGTTATGTGGTATATTATCCCACTGTTTACCTGCAAAAGACAATATTTCTTTACCTGGAAATATTTTTTCTGCACATTGTGTAGCAATACGGTCATCATATACACCATAATCACCAGATTGTGCGTATAAAATAACTTTATTGTCAAAGGTTCTTAGCCATCCTCCGTTTATGGTAGACCAGTTGTCTAACATAAATATGCCACTTATGGCACTATGGCCGTTAGATACAAACCCATAAGGGTCGAATCTAAACCTGTATTCGTTTTCATCTAACCTGCTTTGTTGGATAATAAACTTTTTACCTACGGTGTTTTCATAGGTACTGTAGTTTAAGTGATTAGAATATACTTGATAGGCAATATCTTGCAATTTCCTATTTAGCGTATAGACTTCATCACTTGCATTTTTCCAGTATTTTTCGTAGTCAGGTTCTTCATACTCTAACTCTAATTCATCTTCCTCTTTTTTCTTCTTTTCTTCAGCTTGTAAATAGTTAATTAACTTTAGAAGTTCTGCTTCTTTTTCAATCATAGCATTGTATCTTTCTGGTTGTACTACAGATAAAAATTTATCCATTTTTTCTACAGGTATATCCCAGTTCCAATGTCCACCAGCAAATGCTTTAAAGTCATTAGCATCTACTGCTAGGTTATAACTTCTAGTAGCTAGATTGATGGTTTCAGAATCATAACTTAGGACTTTGTAAACACCTTTACGGCTGTGTAAGTGTATTCTCATTTTTGTAGTTTTTAAAGTTAAAGAAGTTCTGTACTGCAACTGCGGCAGGTTTAATGTGGTAAACTACCACCATGTTACCTACCTTTGTATAAATAAAAGTAAGGCTGTTACACCTTACTTATAATCATCAATCAATTCCAAATATATCCTCCTCGTATACATGTCTAATAGATTTGCTTTTTTCTTTGTTTATATAATCTATCAAACCTTGTGGGTAGTGCCAACTCCACCCTTCACCAGGTATTGTCTTGACATAGCCTTGAATAACACCATTTTTGGCAAAGTAAATTATGTAATTGTTGCCAAGGTTAAAGTCTTTTTCGTGTAGTGCTACAGTTGTGTACCCAGCATTTTCTGCGTTGGCTAAAACAGTAGTTAAGTCCATAATACATGTTTTTGAAGTTAAGAAAATAAGCAGTTTATACACATGCTTAGGTGTTAAGACCTTATAACTACCAATTATCTTCCTTTTGCAGTGGCTCAGAAAGGTTTAAAGTAACCTGTTAGCTATCACCGTCGAAGCGTCCTCGTTTTACGGGTTGTACTTCCCCAACTTCATGCACTTGCCAGTGCAACGATGTCAATTCATCCCAACGGCTTTCGGTCTTTAAGCAGTTTATACACTTGCTACAGTGTAATAAGGTTTTCCACTAAGCTACCAACATAGGAAAACCGAAGATACAGGCTACATATATAACATCTGCATATTATATACCGGTACGCCTTTTAGGTTTGTTTTTTCCATAATAAAGCCTAATGCGCAGAAACATTAGACAATTTAAGGGTTAAGAAATAAGATACCATAGTAACAGTTGTTTCAACATGTCAGGTCTAGCTTGTATGGCCTTGGTAACCATGCAAGCAAATCTGCGGTAGGTTTAGTGTGGTAGACTGCCGTATAAAAAAGGCAGAACGCTTTTACACGCTCTGCCTGTTGTTTTAAACACTAGCCTGTTCGGTAGTGTTTCCGTCATTAGATGGTCTTTCAGCCATCCAGAACGGCTTGTTTTCGTTAACCATAAATTGGTCAACGTCTTCAAGTTTAGTATTGATGGTTGAGTACTGATACAACGGCTTACCGTTAAGGCTAAGTATCCTTCCATCTTTACCTGCTGTGACTGGCGCAGCGTATCCGTCATGCCATGTAGTACGATGTACATACACTTCGACAGGTCTGCCAACAAGCTTGTTAATGCTTGTTCTGGCTTTAATGCCAAAAGCCTTAACATTAGCCGTAAAGGCATTTAAGAATACATAGAAAGTGAATGTATCACTTAGCTTAGTATCACCGTTAATGCCTTTTAACAACTCCAACTGCACATCGCTAATGGCAGATGTATCACCTGACCAATTGTCTGGTAACTCGGTACGGTTTATAGTACCTTTGCACCATACTGACTGAAGCTTTGGGTTGGAAGTGTTGGCTACTTTAGCCACAGCAATTTTTAAACTTTTCATAATAAATGAAATTTAAGAAGTTAATAAATAGAAATACAATCCTTCGGCAATATTAGTATGGTTGACTAAATTACTCTTGTGTAATTAATAATATATGATATATTATATGGGGGGTATCAGTCTGCATAAATTTACGGGGGGCTGTTTTATATGGTGCATCTACACACACAGTAAACTCTTATGTTGCAATAACACAGACGTATAAGACAAGTAAACTTGACACAAACTTAATTTAGTCGATAAAAACAGTACGTTCGTCGAAAAAATAAAAAATAATTGTACAAAAATTTGCTTTTTTCATACTAACCACCGTAACTTTACTATACGAAGGATGAGTATAGTAAATTAAAACAACTGAAGTAGGCTGATATTGGTACGGTTTGTCCATAGTCTATCAAGTAGATTCATAATAAGTTGGTCATAGTTTAAGGGTTTTAAAGCTGTTCTGTAAAAAGGACAGCTTTTTTTGTTTTTTATTACTATATTTGTTATATGGAAGTAAAATTTGTAAAGAAAGTTGGCGCAGAGAAAGATATGTGGAAGATGGTCATCAATGTTTTGCAGACTATGTTACCAGAATCTAAGCATTTAACAACGAAAGAGTTAGATGTGTATGCGCATGTTTTATCTAAAGACTTAATCGACAAACAGTTTAGGCAACCGCAAAGAGATGTTAATGCTAAGGAGTTAGGATTAAACGAAACTGCTTTTGCTATGCACAGAAGTAGGATTGCAAAAAAAGGGTGGATAATTGATAAGAGGCCAGACAAGTATGTTTCTAAACTACACAAGGAGGTTAAGGCAGATAGACCTAAAGAAGTAAATATTAATATTAAGTTATTGATAGATGATTGATAAAGTTGCTAAGAAACACAACATACCTAAAGAACAGGTAGAAGTAATTGTTAGTGATTTGTTTAAGAGCGTAAGAGAACATTTTAAATCACCTATGACTGTTAAGCACGGTGTTTTTCTTAATGGCTTTGTAAAGTTTAAATTAAAATACTATAAAATAAGAAGGTATGTAATTGATAGGATGAGTGGTAAGGCAAGTGAGGTACATCAACAAGCATCATTAGACTACTGGATAGAATTATTAAACCAATACGATAAATATGGAAATCATCAAGGGTAAATCCCAACTAAAAAATACATCTGTAGAAGATGTAGCATTTAAAGACCGTAAGAAAAACAGTCATTATTACAACACAAAACCAGAAGCTATGGAAAACGCAGCATTTAAGAAAGATGCAGAACTTGTAGACAAAGGACTTAAAAGAACAGTTACTGAATCACAAGAATATAACGCTAACATTACTAAGATTGATGAAAGGTTTAAGACTCTTAAGCCACTTAACTCTTATATTATTAGACTTTGTGTTGCAGAGGACTTACAGTTAGAGAGTGGTATTATTTTACCTAGTATTATGACTACTCGTAAACAAACCAATAGTGGTATATTAGGTGATAAGATTAATGACCCTTTTAAGTTTACTTCTAAAGCTGTTATTGTTGCAACACCTACACATGAACAAGAATTAAAGCAAGGTATGATGGTACAGGTAGTTAGACCTAGACCTATTGTAGATGGAGATAGCATTATTGGGTATGAGAATGAATACATACACCCAGATAATCCTGCTACACAAGCACCTACAAATATTAAGAACCCTAACTTTGGTTATGCTATCATACCAAGGCAAATGATAAAAGTAATTATTGATGAATAGGACAATTAAATTCTTTATAGGTATAATTCTTTGCACTATAGGCTGGATGGTTGTTTTATTACTATTAGCAGGTTTATGAACAAGTATGTAAACTACGGAATATTATCAGCAATCATTGCAGTACTACTTGTATTTGCATATAAGTATGTATCTAGACCAGTAATTGTAAATGAGATAATACAAGATACAGTTAGAGATACTGTATATATACAATCACCGCCTAAAGTAATTACAAAGGTAATTGTACAAGACACTTTTTTAATTGATACTATTTATGCTACAGATACTGTTATTGTAATGGACACTTATAGAGATACCATTATATATAGAGTAGTTGATGTTAGGCCAACACTACAACCTATCATTAATACAACAGAATATAAATTTAATGAAGGTATGCTAAAAGAATCATACAGTAGATTAAGAGTGTATGGGGGTGTGTTAATTGACAGTAGAGGATGGGGGTATACTTCACCAACCATATACTTTAATACAGACAGAATTAATTTTGGATTTAGTAAAACAATAAACAACAATGAATTTAAAATCACAGCTGCTATACGTTTGGGCAAAAATTAAAGACAAAAGTGCATTTTATTACATAATTGGGCATATAAAGCACAAGATTTATGGTAAAGAAATATATAATGTATTAAAACGTGCAAAAGAATGCCCTATTTGTTTTGAAAGATGTTACTGCATAGAATGTGGTTGTGAAACAATTCCTTTATTTTTATCTGGTAAAAAATGTAAAAAATGGAATGGCAAAACAAAGAAATAGACCTAGGTAATTTAGAACCTAATAAGGACTACGCATTTAACTTTTTGTATATGGGTGGTTCTAAGATTATGACTGTAAAACCTGCATGTGGTTGTACAGCAGCTAAAGTAGAAGATAACATTGTTAGCGGTATTTACAAAAGTGGTGCATTTCCACAGTATGCTAAAAGTCAAGGCTTTGCAGATGTAAAAGTTGTAAAGACTATTGATGTAATTACTAAAGACGATAAGAAACACAAACTGACTATTAAAGGACACTTGTATGATATTTAAAAAGTTTCCTGTAGTGTATTCATCACAACAAGATGAGCATGGTAACTATATAGAGTTTAGAGAAAGTATGTCTGCAACATTTGACAAAGAACCTTATATAAACAAAGAAGTAGTCATACCTACTTATATTAATGTAGCTGATTTAATAGTAATTGTACTTAGACCTGTTTTAGCAGGTGATGGTACTGTTATTGAAACTCAAACATTATTAGAACACGGTGAGAACTTTATGCGCACACATTGGATTATAGACTTACCTGTTGAAGAAACACTACGAATATTAAATACTAACGATGAAAACATACTAGATGTATAAATTTATTAATTCTGCTAATGGCGACTATAAAATAAATTTTTGGGAGATTAATCCGCAGATTGCTATTATACACCCATTTAGGCAATTGTATGAAAGAGATACTACTAAAGATAAAAGTGTATCGTCTTTAGAAATGTGGTGCATATTTATGTATTGTGACCCTAGTTATGACAATAAGATATTTAGATTACCTGCTGATAAAAAGTTAGACGCAATAAAATATGTAAACCCAGACTTTGATAAGGAAGATGCAGATATTGCAAAGTGTATTTTAGAATATGATGTGCATTGTTTAACTAGTGCAGCACGAGCATTTAAAGAAGAAGAACTATCATTATTAAAAAGGGCAGAGTTTATTAAAGATGCGCCATATACATTTGATGAAATAGCAACTAATAGAAGTGGAGAGTATATGTACACTAAACAAGGTAGCCCTATTGTAATTAAAGGTACTGCTAAAGACTTAGATGCGATGCGTAAGAATACACTAACTATTTACAAGCAGTATGAAGAAGTAAAGAAAATGTTTGAAGAAGAACAAGGAGAATTAAGAGTACATGGTGGTAGAAGGGAAAGTATATTTGAGAAAGGTGAACTGATAGAAGTAGATGATAAAGATTGATGACAAACCTATTTACACAGATTACATAAAGCTAGAAAACCAAGACCAATTTTTAGTTAAAGTACCTTTATTGCATCCAGATGACCCAAGGTATGCAGTATTTTGGTCTAAACAATTTAAGAACTGTATTGAAGGTGTATGGGGAGAAATGTTTGGTGGTTACAGATATATGCCTGGTAAGTTATACTTTTACAAGAACTACTTTTTAATTCAAGATACAGATGCTAACAAACAAACTAGGTATGTAAGACCTAGAACAGATGATATAGAATGGGAGTTAGCATATATGTCATTAGAAGCACACGGATTTAGTGGCTTTGTAAACTCAGAATACACAAGTTTAGAGATTGCTAAAGAAGGTAAGGTTACTGATTTAATCATGCAACGTTACCCAGAAGCAATAATTGATGGTAAGTTTAAAGAATATATACCGCCTAGAGAAAATATGCGTATGATTCATGATAAGCCACAAGGTAGAGCATTAATGCAAAACCCAACGTGGAATGAGTTTGTGTTAGGTACTAGAGGTGGTGGTAAGTCATTTAGCGCAGCAGCAGAAATAGAACACGGTATTGTATTTGATGGTACTACTATTTATAATGAAGACTTTAGACGAGGTAAACTAACTAGTGAATACATTGTAGGTAGTGCAGATTCAGATAAATCATCAGAATTGTGTAGTAAGGTAAGGGCATCTATAGAAGCAAAAGCTAACCCTAACTTTAGAGAGTTATTTGGTATATGGGGTAATCCAGAAGATGATGACTTTACACCAAGTCCTTTGTTTAAGGATATGACAGGTAGTTTAGTAAGTCCTAATAAAAAGAACCCTTATAGACACGAATATAAAGTACAGCTAGGTGGTAGATGGGTAACTAAAGGTACAAACTCTAAATTATTTCATGTAAACTACTCACCTAAAAAAGGTGATGGCGCACAGGCAGGTGCAGGGGGTAGATATTTAAAGAGTGTTATAGAGGAAGTAGGGTTGTTAGAAAATGTTATTGATGTACATACGTCTAACGATTCAACAGTAGCAAGAGATGGTGTAAGATTTGGTGTAGAAAGATACCAAGGTACATCTGGTAACATTGAATACATACAGGCATCAAAGAAAATGTTTTTAAGTCCGCAAGACTACAGAATATTAGCTTATGATAACCACCATGGTAGAGAAGGTAGAGATGGTAAGGTAGGTTTCTTCTTACCTTTTTATATGGTATTAAGACAATACAAAGATAAAAATGGTAACACAGACTATGAAGCAGCAGCAGAACATATAAATAAGATTAGGGCAGAAAAAGCTAAATCATCTAACCCAGATGTACTTAGAGAGGAAAAGATGAACAGGCCATGTTTTATAGAAGAAATGTGGGTAAACCCTAAAGGTTATTTACTGCCGTATGATGAAGCTGTAGTTAGAGAGCGTGAGTTAGTAGAATTTGATAAGTACAAACAAAAAGAAACACCTGTAAGATTAATATGGGATAGTAGTGTAGGAGAAGGTATATATAATGGTGTAAGAATACAGATTAATCATGATGTAGAACCTTACAGAGAATATCCGATAGACCCAAGTAAACGTAAGACACCTAATGGCACAGTAGTTATATACGAATTTCCACAACTTATTAATGGTGTTGTACCACCAGATATGTATAGGTTTGTAGGACATGACCCTTATGTAGAAGAAGATTTAGATAGGGGAGGTTCTGTAGGTAGTACCTATGTAATAATGAATCCTAAATATGCAGCACAAGGATATAATGGTAACACTATTGTAGCTAGTTATATAGATAAGCCTATCGGTGGTTTATCAGAGTATTACGAAAACCAAGAGAAGTTATTAGCTATGTATGGTAATCCACTACAAGGGCTATGTATAGAGAAAAACAGAGGGCAAGATTGTAGAGCGCATTATATAAAAAAGAACAAAGCTTACTTATTAATGCCATCACCAAACAGAGAACAAGGAACTAATATTTACCAAAAGAGTGTTACGTCTTATGGATATAATGTCGGTAATAGAATTGTTAAGTTACAATTAGCTAAAATGATGGCTGATTGGTTGTTAGAAGAAACAGAACTTAATGATGGTATTAAAAAGAATATAGAAAGAATACCATGTTTATATCTATTAAGGCAGATTATGAATTATGATTTAGATGGTAACTTTGATGCAGTAGATGGATTTAGAGGATGTATTGTAGCATTAAGAGAATATGAAAACTTACAAATATCAGAAGCAACTATTAATAAAGACAGAAAACAAACTTTTAGTAGGCTATTAAGCAATCCCAAAATATTTAGAAATGGCAAAGCAACGCAAAGGGTATGAATTAAGTGACTTTTTAAAGTTACGAATACCAGAAAAACAAAAAAATAAAGATTGGTATAAGTTTCAAGCAGATAGAATTATTCCTGCACAGACTACAGCTATGGTAGAAGATTATGAAGAAATGAAGAAGCTGTATGAGTTTAAGAATAACGACTTAACTAGATGGAAAGATGAAGTAGCATATTATTGTGGTAGTTTAGAAGAATATGGTGCAACAGAAGAAGAAATAGTACCATATAACCCTATACCTAATAAGATTGAAGTACTAAAAGGTGATATGCTATCTAGAGGTAACAACTTTAAAGTTATCTTACTTACTGCAAAAGCAATTCAAACAAAAAACAAAGACCTATACAATAAGATAGTTGAAAAGGTAAACACAGAGTTGCGGTTAGTTATTGAAGAACAAACTGCAAAGTTAGAAGGTATGGCTGAACAGGAAGTACAGCAGTACATACAGCAGTTAAGAGAAGAACTGTCACCAGAAGACATTAATATTAAAAACTACCAGTCAGAGAATGAAATATTAGCTAATAAGTTACTACAATTTACTTTATTTGACCAAGAGGTAAACACTAAAAGATTAGAAACACTTGAAGATACTGTAGTAGCAGATAGGTTTTATTTGTATAATGGATGGAAACATGGTAAGCCTTATATTGAAGTGCTTAATCCATTAAATGTTGGCTTTCACAAAAACCCTAACAGTCCGTATATACAACATAGTGATTGGGTATGGCACAGAGATGAAATTACAGTAGCTGATGCACTACAGATTTATGGTAATCAGTTAACTGATGATGAGTGTATGGAGATTATGCAGTATGGTCATACAGTTAATGCTATTGATAAAAGACACATGACAGAACCTGTATTTGACCATACAAGATATTTGTCGTTGTTAGAAACTTTAGGCGAGCGTACACAAAAGGGTGTAGGTTTACATCAAGGTACGTCACTAACTAATATTAATTTTACATCTACTTTATGGCGTGTGCATTTAGAGTTTAAAGCATTTCAAGAAGTAGTGTTCTTAACTGTTACAGACGAATACAATGAACCCATTACTATTACACTTGATAAAAAAGCTGATATTATTCCTAGTTATGCGGATAAGATTAAGTACACTAATAAGTGGTTTCAAGAAGATGAAAAGTATATGTGGACAGATGAAATGGGTAACAGCTATGAAGCAGAAATACTTTGGATACCAAGACGATACGAAGTTACCAAACTAGGTAATGATATTATTGTAGATGCTAGACTTGTACCTAACCAACCAGACTATGGTGAAGACCCGTGGTCAAGGTTTGAGTTAAGTTACAAAGGCGGTATATTAAATAGTAGAAACGCTAAGACTATTAGCATGATGCAAAGAGCATTACCATCTGCTTTTCAATATATGTCTGTAAAAAGAGTACAGGACAGAGAACTTGCTGCTTATGTAGGTATGGAAAGAGTAGTAGATGTTGACCAAGTGCCAGATGAATTAGCGTTAGATGCAGAAGGTAATCCACAACAAGGACAAGACAGACTACTAACAGCAGATGTAATTGCTAGAAAAACTAAAACTAGATATTATAGCGGTAGTAGAACTGCAAATGGTATGCCATTACCATCTACTAGAGGTGCAGGTGTAAGTTACAATATGGTAGATACTTCGCCACAACTTATTAACTTACAGCAGTTGGCTAGTATGCTTAGTGCAGAGACAGGTATGATGATGGGAATACCACCACAAAGAGAAGCACAAGTAAGTCCAGGTACAAATGTTACAGATAACAGACAAGCATTAGTACAATCTACACTAGCTACACAAACACTATTTTATTTTATAGATAAGGTATGGTCTTATTGTTTAAACGAACACATGTTTAATCTTAAGACTTATATCAAGAATTTATTTCAGAATAATCCTACACTTAAACAACATCAGTTTATGTATATCTTACCAGATGGTACTAAAGAGTTGTTAGAAGTTACAGATAGGAATGTAGAAATGTTAGAAGATATTGGACTGTATTTGTTTGATAGTGGTAAAGACCAAATATACTTCCAGATGATGTTACAGTCTATACACGCTATTGCACAAAATGCAGGTGAAGGCGTAGAATCATTATCTGCTGTACTTAAATCACTTACATCTGCTAATAGTGTAGAAGAAGCACACAAAATTATACAGGTAGAAGCAGAAAAGCAGCGTAAGATGAAGGAGAACATACAGAAACAGCAAGAACAGTTGCAACAACAAATGAAGCAACAGCAGATGGAATTAGCCAAGTATCAAGCTGACCTAGAACTACAAGGTAAATTAGCACAAATTAAAGCACAAGGTGAAATGAACTTACAAAGAAGTGAGATTGAAGTGCAGAAGTTTGCTATGCAACACGACATTAATAAAAACGAAGTTAATGATAGCATAGAAAAGGAAAAGATGAAGATTGAACATGAAAAAGAGGAAAAGGCTAAAGATAGGCAGTTAGAAAGAGAAAAGCTAGAGAGTGAAAGAAGAAAAATTTTAGGTTAAATAGTAAATGTAATTATTGATTATTAACCTTTTATATATTGAAATTATTATAACTAAATTTGCGTTAATATGGAAAATGTACAAGAAAAGTCGTTATTCGATGATTTAGTTTCGGCAGATGAGCCAACACCAGTAATAGAACAAATTGAAAATGAAGCAATTGAAGAAATTGATGACGTTAGTGAAACTGACGCTGAAGTACAAGAACCTGATGTTGATGATGTTGAAACTGAAGAACCTAGCAATGAAAATGCTGAAGAAGTAGACGATAGAGTAGAAGCACTCTATGAACTGTTACTTGAAAATCAGATTGTTGCAAAGAATGATGGCTTTAAACCTACCGTAGAAAATTTACAAGGGGTTATAGAAAGCTTACCAGAGCAATACTTTTTACAGGCTGCTGAATCTTTACATCCAGATGCTAGAGATATTGCTAAGTCACTATTTTATTTAGGCGAAAACGCTACTAAAGATGAAATAGTAAAACTACTTAGTGATACACCTACTACTAATATTGATGATGAAGACAGTGCCTATACTTATTTAGAGAATAAGCTAAAAGGTACAGCAGGGTTTAAAGACGATTCTAGATTAGCTAAGTATTTGCAGACATTAAAAGATGATGACTCTTTAGTTGATACAGCTAGAGAAATGTTTGAAGAAGATGTTAAAACAGCAGAAGAAACCAAACAACAACGTCTTGAACAGTTAAAGCAACAGAAAGTAGAAAGAGAACAACAAGTAAAACAGTTTTACAAGAACATTGATACTGAATTAAAAAACTTGCCTTGGCAACAAGATAAGAAACAACAGATTGTACAGCATTTACAGCCTGCAAAAGTAGAGGAAATAAATGCAATGATACAATCAAGTCCAATGGCAGTTATTCAGTTAGCAGACATATATAGCAGGTTTAACCCTGAAACAAAACAGTTTGATTTATCAGATTTAGAACTGAAACAAGAA